TGTTAGTATTTACAGCGCTATCCACCTGAATCCAATTTCCAGATGAATTTACGTTATAATTCGTAACCGTTTTTAACTGCGCAGTATTCTGACCAGTTGTATAAATGTATATACCACAATTTACGAAAAAGTTTGAAATAGGTGATTGAGTGCTTTCGATCTGTAAGATGTTAACAGAAGGATTAGATTGAATAATACCATTAGCGTATGTTCTATAATCCGAGCCACCATTAGCGACTACTACAACATCAACACCAGAATTAATGGCTGAACCTAAAGATAATGTACTATTTGCATATACTGGAGCAAAGGCAGCTGTAGAATATTTCTTATAATCTGAATCACTAATAGAAGTTATGTATCTCCATATATATCCATCACTCTTTGTAATCGAAGTAGATTGAATAATATCAGGTTTAACGGTTGAAGGATTGCCATTAGCATTATCTAAACACATGTATATATCATGTGATCCACCGGTTGTTGCTGGTGGTGTGATTACGTAATACGACAATGAATAAAGATTAGCATTGGTATCATCATATCTATCGTATACTGTATTTGATGTCCATTGAATATTCTTAATAACCGGCAAGATGTTATTATTAGTTATTTGTTTACCAAATAACATCTGCCAATTACTTGTAAAAACTGTAGTAAATTCATCAGTGGTTAAAGTGGGTACACCTGCAGTCAGAGATACAGGATTTGAAGCGAAGGCATAATAATAAGAAGTATTAGTTGAGATAGTACTTACTAGATCTTCAATAATCGCCTTCTTGTATCTTGGTAAAAGTGCACCCATTTAATTTTTAAACTCCAATAGCAGTCCAGAACACGTTTGTTGCAGTCGTATTAGAAGTTAATACAGTAGCTGCAGCTTTTGTCCATGCAGTAACAGCTGGAGCGTATGTTGCACCGGCAGTATTACTCGTTGCGGTAATTGAATAAGCGTTAGTAGCAAATGCTGGTGTGAATGTGATAGCGCCAGCAGAACTAGTAGCAGATACCCAACCCCACATTAGACGAATACCATTTGGTAGGTAAGTATAACCATTCGCAGCGCTCGTCGATGTACCAAGATTAAGAGTATTACTAGTAATAGTAGCGTTTACTACGCTGATTGTTCCGATACCAATGCTAGTGCATGATCCGGAGTTGCCAACCAATATAGAACCGGTGCCAGATGAAGAATTGATTACTAGAGATGTTGGTGTTAAAGTAAGATTGCTTACTGTATTAACAAGAACGTCAGCAGTATTATTACCAAACCCATACACGGTCGAGTTACCAGAATAGAAGTGTGTTGAGTTAGTATAAGCGTATACGGTCGAGTTACCAGTTCCAATGATGGAGCTGTTAACGACAGTACCACCGGTGGTTGTTTGATAACCAGCACCAAATGCAATGCCAGTAGTCGTTACTGTACCATTGACTGTAAGACCGGTAGAATTGACTACCATCATCAAATTGGCGCCAACGTTCCCGGTAACAGCGTTAGTATAGAAACTCAAACCATCAGCAGAACCAACTGCGATACGGCCATTGCCAGTAACGTAATCAAATATGATACCGTCTGTATATGTACCACCCCAAACACCTGTCGAATACATACCGTTGGTAGCTTGAATTGCTGAGTTAGAAGCAAATACACCAAGAGAGTTAGCAGTAACAAAAACGGTGCTGTTACCAACATTCAACGAAGTCGAAGTTACAGCGGCATTCACAGTTGAGTTACCAACATAGAGATTGTTGTTAGCAATAACAGTTGCCGCGTTAACGTAACCAAGGAGTACGGCGTTATTACCATTAACAAATACAGTATTTGCAACAGTCAAAGAGTTAGCGCTAATAGTAACTTTAAGATCGGTAGATGTAGTACCATTAGCGTGGAACTTAATAGTGCCGTTGTTAGCTGCAGTGCCAATCGAAAGACTACTGTTAGAAGAATAAAGATATCCTTCTAGAGCACCGCCGATGTTATATGCTGTCTGATTATAGTTCGAACCGTTGATGCCAAGATCGATATAGTTAATAGAATCGTTACCAGAATCAGCGGTAAGAATAAGGTCTGTAGTAGCGCTGTTACCGGTGTTAGCGTTCTGAGATACGAACTCAAAATAGTTGTTTACGTTACCATTACCTTCTACACCGACAATACCACCAGTGATACCAGCAAAGTTATAGCCAGATGATAGACCAATACTTACTAAAGAAACAGCGTTAACTACGTTTGCAGTAATCGCGATTGAGTTAACGATACTGTTTGACTGGGTGTTGCCAATATAGATCGTGCTTGTATTAACACTAACGTTAGAGATAGTATTAAGTAGAACGATAGAAGAAGTGTTCATCGTCGCGTTAACAGTGCTGTTTCCAATGAACAAGTTGCTAGAAGCGTTGGCTGAAATAGAAACAGAAACAGGATTAACAGTCACGACACCTGTAGTATTTGAAATTGTTCTATAAGTAGCAGCTGAAGTGGCGTTCGCCGTAGTGTTTCCGATAGTAATCGAAGAAGAATTAACAACGGAGTTAATGCTAGAATTACCGACAGAGACAAAGCTCGCACCATTTGCTGCAACACTCAAAGAATATGGATTAATAGTCAGAGTTCCTAGAGTATTTGCTAGACTCATAGAAATTGAGTTAGAAACTGAATTGACAGTGGTATTGCCAATTACGATATAAGATGAGTTTACGAAAACGTTGACCGTAGAATTACCCACGCTGACATTTCCGGAAACAAGTGGTATAGTATATAAATCAGTAAAATTCTGATTTACTTTATTCATCGCAGTGCGTAGTGGATCACCTGTTCCATCATTGGGCACTGATCCAATATTAATTAGTTGTTGGGTCAACTTTTATCTCCTTTAGTAGCTCAAATAGGTAGCGTCAGCAGTTAAGAATACGTTATCGATCGAGAAATCTGTTTCATCCATAGTCACGTTCAGATAATATTCATCTACTGTGAGTAGTGTACTGTCTGAAGTGGTTCCGGTAGTATCAACTGTAAAGAATACTTCATGAACTTTTTCATAGATTTCAGAGACAAGAGCCTGCTTTGAAATTATAGAATCGACATTGAAGTAGTCACCAAAGAGTTCCATACCAGAGCTATGAAACGTATTATAAATTATTTGCTTATATTTATCTAATGTACTGGCAGCCCTGATCTGATACGAATAGTCTTGATAAAAATAACTGTCTTGTATATATTTATCAGAATTTAAGAAACTTCTAGTCGTTGACCAGTAACCAGGAGCGACGCCTATACCTTTTTTATTGATTTTTCCCACGACTTTACTATACGTATTAAGCATAGTAGGTGGAGCGAGATCTGACGTCAGTTTTGCTCCAGTACCATGAGTTGTAGCGACTGAAATGATAGGTGGACTAGTGTAGTTTGCACCCATATTAACAAGGGTACACTGCACGATGCCACCAGAAGTATTTGTCTGAATAAAGCCGTTTGCCTGCACAGAAGTAGTGCCGCCGGTAAATACTAGTAACTCACCGTTTGCATACCCAGAACCACCAGCTACGACTTCTGGAGTGGTAATACCGTCGTAGAGATACGCGTTGATAGTCTCACCCTGCAGATAACCCTTGCCTGAATCATATGCGACTGCTTTACTTACGATGTTATTACCGTTGTTTGGAATGGCGCCAATGAAAGCGTTTTCACCGGGAACTGTACCGTCTACCATATACATCGGAGGCTCATATAGAGCGAACTGAGATCTCATCAATGATGGTGCTAGAAAATACTGTGCAGACGATGTTGAGTTATTAGTCGGTGATCCATAAAGAATAATTAAGCTATCATTTACTACCTTATTAATGACTTGGAATTCTAGAGTCGTAGCGTTAGCGCTATTAGCCTGTAGACCTATCACGTCATTTGCCACATATAGAGAATTAAATCCAGTTCCAGTTCCAACGACGTATGGAACTTTATGGTATTGTGAGAATGACGTAGAATTATTAACAGGCTTATCAGTCAGCGTTATTGAGGTATTACTATTAACAGAATATATTACATGATACTCTTGTATTCCACCCGTATTAGCTGCTTGTAATCCAATAACGTCTCCATTAGAGAATAAACTTAAAAATCCAGTACTAGTTCCAGTTAGAGTATTTGACGTTGTGTTATAACTAATCTGTCCAAGTTGTAGCTGGAATATGTTAGCATTTTTATAACTTATCGTTCCAATATTAACAGCCTTTGAAGTCAATGAAGACCGCAAGAAAATGTTTGGAGAATATATATAATTATTTCCTGGATTAATATTAGTAAGTGAATATACTGAACCGAAGTTATTATTAGAGTAACCTAAAGCATCAGAAAGATTATAAATTAAATTAGCTGATGGATCTGATGGAAAATTATACTGAGAAGCGTTTATTGTAGTATTTCTATAATCATAAATTAGATCGGTATTATAAGTATAATTCTTAACGAATGACAATGGTCCAAGATCAAACGACGCGCCATAACCACCGTTATCGCCAATAGCTTTATAAAAGTATATAGACGTATTGGCAGTTATACCTGATCCACTTTCACTAATATAATATTCTAATGTACCTTGTGATCTAGACGTCTCAGTTATCTTTAATTTACCATTAACACCGTATGATACCGCTTGTCCAGTTATTGGGTCAAAGCCGGCTATTGCTAGAATATCACCAACATTAAATCCATCACCACCATTAATGATAGTAATATCTGACATCGATCCAATAACTGTCGGAGCATCATAGAGAGTATATGCTGATGTATTTGCATAGTTTAATAGCTGTTCACCTATTACGAAATCTGAGCCTCTTGGCGTAATATTTGAAATATAGAGACTGTATGTTAAGTTATTGTTTAATGATTCTTCATTAACGCTCTCAATAGTGCCTACAGTATCAGATATTGATCCAATTACCTGTAGACCTATTAGATCTTTTACGACTGTGGAATTTGTTACTTCAATGTATTTTGGTTGAATCCAAGTACCATCAGAAACTTTTAACATATCATAACTTGGACGATAAATTTCTATGTCTTCATCGTAGATAAGTCTGAATAATAGAGCATAACATCTATCTGTTCCTTTTGAGCGATAGATATCCAATATATGTTTTAGTAGAAATCTTTTATCTGAAATGATATTAAATGGAATGCCATATAGATATTTCTTTTGAAAGTAAACAAGAAAATCATTAATATTAGTTGTATCAATATCTCTATATTCGAATAGGTTTCTAGCTCTGCCTACGGCATTTTCATCTTGTTCTAACCATTCATAATATGCTTGTAAAAAAAGAACAAATGTTGGACCTTCTGTTTCATAAAAAGAAGGAAATTGATTCTTTATAAAATTTGATATAAATTTTTCTACAGGAAATGCCATATTAGTTTGAAGTACCTATTGCATTAATTGTTACGTCTATCGCATCTATTAATAATATTTTTGTTTGACTTACCATAATATCTTTATTTAACGGTTTCATATATATTGATATGTACGTATCATAATAAGAAGCTGCAAAAGTAGAAATACTTACTGTTCCAGTTGTATAATCAATTGTTCCTAAATTACCATTTAATATAGTAAATACACCATTAATATCAGTATATACAGCAAGATTACCAATATTATCATCTCTTATATAGGATAAAGGATAATTAACATTTGTTTTAGGATCAATATAAGTGAATGATGAAGAAGTAATTACTGGTTCATCTGCAAACGCAGAGTATGCATTATATCCCATTGATGGATCATAAGATTCAACATCCGCTGGATTATTAAAACTAAAAGATATAGATGTAGCATAATCAAGAAGAGGCGATAATCTTTTAGAAAGATATATATCAGTCTGATTTGATATAATACTTGGTTCTGTGCTATCAATTGTAGCAGTAAATTTACTATATCTAAAATTACTATTAAACTGTTCTAGATTATTATAAGAGAAATTAATAATATTTGTTAAAACTAAATTTTGAATATCATTAACATATTTCGTTGTCTGTGTTGGGTCATAATTGACTTTACTATTAACTCTTACATATAGATAGTCTGGATCTTGCATGACGATACGCATCTGTGACTTATCAAACATGTAATTAGTAATTTCACTCTTTAGATAGTTTGGAATAATAGTAGCGCCGTTTGGTTTAATACAGACTACGACCGCTCCATATTGTTTTGGCTCTATCTCTTGTCCGCCAAACACGTTGATGTCTTTAATATAAGAGCCGTATTTTGCACGAATTAATGACTTGTAGTCGTCATTAGAAACTCCGCGCTCCTGCGTCGCATACCATCTTGGAGCTCTAAATCTAATATTTTCTATAGTCTCAGAAGATGAACCGCCAATTGAATTAGCCTGTGGAGTTAATGTTGTGACATTAACAGTTCCGCCATTAACGTTATTCAGACTTTGAGATAGCTGGAATGAAGAAACACCATCTGCTAGTGGACCTTTTGATATTCTATAATTTGCTAAAACGATAGCTCCATTTTGTGGTCTACGACCGTACACACCGTCACCAAATACTAGTTCATATAGATTGTTCTGAGATGCTTGTAAGAAATATATATCAGAGACGTCTTTTAGTCCAAATAGATTTACAGCTTGAGAAAATATAGTGTTAGTCTGACCATTATCTTCTACTACGTTTACTGTTAACGAACTAATATCGATATTTGGATTTGATAGGATAAATCTTTGATTATCAATCGTAGAATCGACAACGAACGATTGATCAATATAACTTCCTTCAAATATTTCAACGTTATTTGCATAGTATATAGTATTTGCAGAAGTAAATGTTGCTGTATATGATGTCACAAATGTATACGTACCATTTGAATTAATTCCAGTAAATATCGTTCCTTGTGGAATTGTAAGTTTACCGTTTAGTCCTGCAGTCTCAAAAACTATATTAACATTAGCTTGTGAAGACTTATATGATTGTGGAACGTAGTTTAATTCTTTAGCGTGAGACACTACTGAATCTAATTTCTGAGCTGAGTCCATAAACATCTCAGAAGCAACCATATTAAGATAGAATGAATTAAGATACGTATTATAAGACATGATGTCTATTAATACATTCATGTTAGATCCACTAAAATTGTAGTCTTTAAATGTATTTTGAGATTTTAAGAAAGTAACAAAGTTATTTTTGAGATTATCAAAATCTAGACTCGTTAGGTTAAGACTACTATTTGCGGCCATTATCGGACTCTTTTTAGATTTAGTGTTAAATCAATAGGATTAGGATTATTTATCACGTAGAAAATAATGTTTATCTGTAGATACTGTTTACTCTCTACTGGAAGAACGGTCACACTAACGTCTATCGCTCTAGGTTCATGATACTTTATAGTATTTTGAATATAGTTAGTGAGTTCTAATGACGTTATTAGATCATTAAACTCGAATAGACTTCTATTAACATTTGTTCCAATATCAGGCTGAAAGAATCTATCACCAACGTTGGTCAACACTAGATTCTTTACAGATTGTTTAACAGCGTTTTCATTTATTGTCTTTGCTATATCTCCACCGTTTGGTAGAGGAAAGAAAGAATTTAAGAAGTCCGAATAATATTCTTTTTTCTTTGAAGTTTCTGTTAATGTATCAGCTCTTGTTACCATTTTGATCCTTATGGATAAGTGACAGGTGGTGAAGACATACCGCCACCGTTGATCTTGACTGGATGACCCTTAATATCAACTGTTCCAGAACCAGCGTCAATAGTAATACCAGAAGTAGAAATTGTTATCTTAGAAGAACCCACTTTAATTTGAATATTTTGATCAGAAGTTATAGTAATGCTCTGTTTTCCGGTAATAGTAACGTCAGAATTACCTGTTACTTCCATAGTATCTGATGACGTCAAAGTATATTTAGCGTTCGAAGTCTGTGTCATATCAGACTGAGATAATATATTTAGGGCAGCGTTCGTCTGTACTTTGAAGTCTTGTTCGACGTAAATTCTACCTTTTTTCTTTGTGTAGTGATCAGAGTTTCCGCCGGTGTATGACATAAATTCAGACTGTTGACTCATGATGCGAAGATCAGTAGTCATGTCCACGATAGCTTCTTTTGTGTTGTTGTATCGATAACCGTCGTTGTGAGACGAAACCTTACCCTGGGCACTTAGCTCGTGGTGTTCGTTGTCTGTGTAGGTCGTTAGCACGTTCTTAGCGACGTTTAGTACTTGTCCATAGATTGCTCTAGAGAAGTCTTTTGCTATCTCTCCTTGAAATCCACCAAGATTAATATGTCTAAGGCCACCAAGAATCATTTGATCCATAGCACCTTCAGTTACTCTTGTCTCACCATTTGAAGTTAGTGTATTTTTCTGATTTGCTGTTAGTTCTACTTTATGACCATCCTTTGTATGTTCAGTGTACGAACCACTTGGATGTCTTACTCTTGAAGACTCTTGATCAGGCGTGCTGTTCCAGAATATCTCATGTCCGCCAAGAGTGTGAACCACTTGATTCCATGGATATTCCCATACAGCATCGCTTTCTGGTACTTTCTTATTCTTTGGATCATTAGCCATTAGTTGTTGCTCGCATAAATTGAGAAGTAACCGAACGTCACCACATTAGCAGTATTAGAGTTAGGAATGGTGCTCACGTTAGAAACTGTATTACCAGTTTTAGTGATATAAGTTAATATTGAAGTATTTGGCGTGCTGGTACCGGTAGGTGATCCACTACCTCCGCCACCACTACCTCCACCTCCACCACTTCCTCCACCCATATTACCAAATCCAAGTAGACCACTTCCCATTAGATTTTGCATGTCATTCTTCTGCTGAACTGCCTGTTTTGCAAACTGCTTCTTCTTGTTGACGTCTGCGTTTTTCTTTTGATAGTCCTGTAGTTTCTTTTGAATCTTTCCTTGATCTAATACAGACATTGGTAGTTGGTCTGACTGCAGCATACCAATCAACTGACCCAACATTCCAAGCAGCTGTTGAATCATATTGTTATTACCGTTTGAACCCTTACCTTGAGTATTCTCGTTACCTTGAGCAGAAGCGGTATCTCTCGCTCTCTGTGTGATGGTCGTATGCTCAGCGATAGTCAGTTTGCCCGCTTTGATAAGAGCTAATAGATCATTTATAATTTCATATATGCCGGCGTTGATAGCATCTTCTGTCGGCGTCGCGGTGTATGGTCTGTTTGCTGGACGAGGACAGAACAGTCTTTCACCGTTTGGTCCTTCCCATTCCATATAACCAGGATACGGATCTGTTTCTATAAAATAAAATACTTGAATATAACCGTCTGGTATTAGTGATATGTCAGACACGTATCCACCAGGAAGAATTATCTCACTAACCTGCGTTAATGGTGTCTGCGAAACTACCGTAGTGTCAACTCCGCCGCTGGTATTGTATCTATTGATGTCTACTTCGCTACTCTGAGAGATTGTTATATAGGTATTTGTATTAAGATCAGCACCGACGTTGTTCATTAACTCTATCATACTCAAATACAAAGCTTCTTTATCAGCAACTGACATGCCGGCAATAGTATTTGTTGGTGTAGAATAACCACCAAGCTGATTTAATAGTTCGGCGGCTGTTACAGCGATGTCGTTTGGAGTCGTTGGAACTTGATCGGCGTAGTATGGACCATTTCCACCGCCAGGAGCACCACCAATGCCGCTGCCACCGCCATTACCTCCACCTCCTCCACCTCCCATACCACCAAGCATACCAGTCATGCCAGATAGCATCGAAAGATCAACACCAAGCATTCCACTCAAAGAACCTAGCACGTTACCAATGCCTATATTACCAGCTATACCTGAGAGCGACCCACCCATAACGCTGCCGGCTAGACCGTTGATACCACCTATTCCATTCATGCTACCGACTGATAGTATTTTCTGGAACATCTGTGGAGCCATCATTAAAGCACCGGCTTCATTCTGAGAGTCGATTCCTAAAATCTTATCGAGTATTCCACTGTTTTTTGTCTTATCGATAGAGCCGACAGTTGGTTTATCTTTAGTCTTAGCAAATTTATCTCTCGCTGTCTTTAGACCATCTTCACCCTGTTTCTCTGCAGGATCTAATTTATTATATTTTGGCTTTTCATTTTTAGATACGTCATAATTATAGCCAACTTTAGTGACTACATTTGTTTTCTTAGAACCTGGATTTTTAAAAGTAGTCTTAGTAGTTCTACTTGCAGAACCAATAGCGGCTAGAGGAACGTCTGAATACGATTCATCGATATCGTCTTTTCCTTTTGTATTATCATCTTCACTCTTCTGTTTACCAGCTCTTGGAAAAGAACCCATGATTACAGGATACTGGTGGGCATCGTCTAAGAAATATCCCATGACTCTAGAACCAACAAGAAGTCCGGTCGGTGACGTACCAATTCTATTAGTCGATGCTGAAGTGATAGGTAATAATACCATGGCCCATGGAAGATCTTCGTCTTTGATATTCTGCTCATCGTCATGGTAGCCGTATATTCTAATCTGGACTCTACCAGATTCCCATGGATCTTTTAGATTTCTTACTTCACCAATAAACTTATCCATTACGAACCTACTCCTTGATCAAAACCAGCTTTAATAAATTCAACAATCGTAGTATATCTAGGCGATTGTCCAGCAGGCTTCATTGAGTGCTTGACTCTAATCACTAGTACCTTTGCGGTTATCTGTGTTTCTTCTTGTCCGCCGGCGTTATCAGAAGATTTGTTTGGTATTTTAAGTTTGATTGTAGTTCCTACTCTAACGTCTGGATTACCGTACACTTCCATCCAACCGACGTCATTTCCTAATCTTGCAACTACTGCTGATTTATAAGATTTTGTCTGACTGATATACGTCTGGTCTTTGTCGTTTTCAGGTGATATGACCACATGTCTTATTGGCTTCTGTTCCTTCGACGGCTTATTGATCTTTTGCTTTTCTTGACCAGAAATAGGTGACTCAGATGTAGGCATTTTAGGATCTTTAAACTCTTTATCTTCTTTCTGTTGTTTACCTGAAGCAAGATTATAAGAGCTCTTTGCAGTAGGAGCGTTCCAGCGATATGGAGTCAAGAAAGAAGAAGGAATGTGAAGATTTAATATATTTTTTTCATCTGGACCCTCTGACGTCTTACTGCCGGCAGTTCCGTCCTGTGAAAATTCTATACCGGCGTCGTCGTCCATCATCTTCTTAAACGTAGTAAACTTAATAACCTGATCGCCTGAGCTGTTTCTAGTCTCAAACAGAGAAAATGCAGATCCATCCTCTTCATAGTTCTGAGAAACGTGTCTGTCCTTTAAATGATCGATGAATTTGTGCGGGTGCATACTGTTACCAAGTATTCTCTGCTTGGCTTTAGTCTCTTGACCGATCTCTACTTTTTTCTCTGATTCCCAATAATTTTCAACTACGTCTTTTACTATATTAGAAGTCTGATCGTGATAGCTCTTGTTAATTACTTTGTTTTGAGACTTGAGTAGTTCAGGTGAGCACATGCGAAGCTGATAGGTCTTGCCCTTCATGGCGCCGGTATGTTTCATCTCAGCGTTCTGTAGCATCGCAAATTTAAACGTAGCAGTGTTCTGTCCCGCCCCCTTAAAGCTAATATCTACAGTCTCATCACCGGCAAATTTATTCTTTCCTAGTACGTCATTAGAATCAAACACAGTCACGTCTGCATACGTATGATGATCGATGGCGCTCTCGTAGACATTCATACCAAGCACTACTAGTTTTTTATCACTCGCTAGGTCTATATTACCTCGCGATGAATTGATTGATAGAGTATCTAGATCTATATCGCCTGGTGATGCCA